AGTTGACCGGCATCACTACCTGATTCACTGGGACAACCGCTACCCGCACCGTTTCTGAACTTGTGCTTGGGCTAGTGACGTACAAAGCCAATGAACAAACGCCAATTACGCCCAAGAAAAAACCGGTTACTCGAAACATCGTTATTTCCTCCCCTTCATTAAAATGACAACGTGCCCGCATACACACCGCAGGCGGCAGGCTTGGTTCGGAGCGGGCGGATCGAGACTGACGCCGGGCACGGGGGTGACCGCGTTCTGGCGTTTCCGCCGATCCTCATTGGCGACGGGCTGGCGGCAGCTGGGGCAGTAATGGGTCATTTCTCTCCCCTTACTGATTTAAATTTTTTCGCCTCTTTGACCCCCATCGCTTTGCACCATAAATGAAGCAACTCAATTAACTCGGGGGCTATCTTCCTAAAGGCCCGAACAAATTTAGCTGAATCTCGAGTATCCAACTCTTTCTTCTTCATCAGCCCACCACCATTCCGCGAGTTGCTCGCATTTGGTCATAAATAGTTACGTTAGGAGCCTTGCCGTCGTGCTTGCTACCTTCTTCCCCGTCCCAGATGCACGCCCGTGGCAACCCCAGCACGTCACAGTAAGCATAGGCAACCGACAAGGCTCGCCGATCCGTCTCATCGGGAGCCACAAAACAGACGCCGACCACGGGGCTGGCTCGCTTCCGCAGCAGGTAGGCCCAAAGCCGCTTGCCGTCGTCCCGGCTCATCACCAGCTCGCTGGGCAGCCGGCCGTAGTCGGGATGCGGCTCGTTCCAGATCGCTTGCACATCGGCCAGCTCCAGATCGGCGAAGCGAGCCGTGTACGGGGCGTCCTGGAGCTTAAGAGAATGCGGGGGCGGCTGTCCCCGGTGATCTCCGGCTCCCTCCCCGCTGCGAGAAGGAGTGCTAGCCGCAGCCGCCCCCACGACTACATCGGAGTCGAGCACACCGTTTCGTCGTGATTCATCCCGCAATGACGGCAACGCTTCATTTGACACCACCTGCCTTTCGGGGTCCGCAAACAGGACCATCAGAAATTCCCGATCCGTAATCTCGCAATTGGCCAGCTGGTCGGGAGTCAGTACGACCACTCGCGTCCTAATTCTATTATCGGGACTGGCTGCTCCGTGAATCCGCATGCCAAAGCTCGGAGCGGCGTGCTTCCTCATCGCGTACCAACAGGGGAGAGCAACCGCCAGTACAAGATCATCGTGGTCTTTTTCTCGCCACGCCTCGAATGACTCATTGCCCGTAATCGCATTGACCTTGACACGGAAAGCCGTCAGTTCCTTGGCCAGTGTTTTAGCATGCTCCAGCGATGAGGCTACCTTGAAACGATGATTGGCCAGCAGTACCTGCATCACACCGACCAAATCTTTCTTCGGGACGTGCCAACCAATCCCCGCTCGACTAACGGTAAAGCCGCCGGTAATCGTAATCGGCATAATCCGAATGAGCTTTGACAGGGATTCGCCATTCGGTGATTTCCACGCTTTGAACCAATCGACTACTGGACCACCTACTCCGGTCGCATCAATACACAGAACAACGTTCAAATGCTGCGGCAGCTTCGTCACCAGCTTCGCCGTGTCTTCCACGATCTTGGGATAGGGAGTGTGCGATTGCCAACGATGCAAATAGCGAACAGCGTAGTTCTTCTTGTCCGGCGTGCCCGTCTCTTCGATTACCGAAAGGGCAGAGAAATCTTGGAGCTGACCAAGATCAAGGCCGACAAAGTAGGTACGTTGATTCACGGCAACGCTTCCTTGAAAATGCGAATGCCGACGACTCGCGTATCACCATCGGCCCGGAACAAGTGATAACCCAAAGCAGCCGGCTCGCTGTCGGTATAAGCGGCTACGTCCTCAAAGTAGATTTCGTAGCAGCGGCGTTTCTCGTTGTCGCGAATGCCCTTATTCAGCGGACCTTGATAGGGATTGGCTTTGATGAATTCAGCGATAGGATTGGGTTTATCACTCATTGCTACTTCCTCGCTGGCATCTGGAACAGGGCGGTTACCCACGGCTCGACGGGATTGCGGGCGAAAGCGACAAGGCCGAAAACTTGAGGCGGATAAGACAAATGCTGTTCGATAAATCGCTTCATACTGCCGCCAGTCGTCCAGACATCATCAACTACTAACGTTGGGCCGGCATCCAGTCGAGCATGCTTCCCCAAGCACTTTGCGAGAGGGACTCCACCACGAGGAACTCCCAATACCAAGCGAAATGGCGGCAGAAATTCCATCGCCATTGCCGCCAACCCTTCCCAATCATCCATCGTCAAAGCATCGCATTCGATTTTCCATCGTGACTTAGCTCCCGATGCCAGCGTGAAATTACCCTGCTGGAATAAAGGCAGTTTCGGAGCCTTGCGGTTCATATCCCCCAAACATTGGGGGCAAAGTTTCAAACTGCCATTGGTCAAACGGATATGCTTTGTTGGGGTTGATTCGGACTGTAAACCGCAGCCTTCGCATTTGTTCATTGCAGCATTGCTCCAAATAAAGGCGGCAGATCAGCCGTCATCGCCGCTTCAATATCCGACTGAGAAAAAACAGCGTCAATCGTATCCTCAAAACTCGTTTCGTACTCCTGGCGATACCACCGATCCCCCATCTCCCGTCGCTCCTCTTCCAGAAACTCCGGCGAGATTCTGGGCACGTCGGCGGCTTTTACCTGGACACGATGCCACGCTCCACTCCCCGTCCATGCTTCATAAAACCAACCCCGTTTGCCCCACGGCGTTGACAGTGCCATCAGCTTGCCTTTACTAGCCGCAATCATTGGCCGGACAGACAGGTAAAAACCATCGGGGATGCGACTGGCTTCATCAAGAATCAGCAAACGTACGCCGGAGAAGCCACGAATCGTTTCTTCCTTGCCTGGCAGGGCGATAATCCGGCTGCCATTCGCCAATTCCAACTTCAAGACGTTCTCGTGCTTGCCAGCTCGAGGCATGATATGAGCGAGCCTGCGGTAGAGTGGGAACAAATGCTTGGCACACAATTCCAATGATTGGCGGTGGGCAGGTGATAGTACCAAGATCAAGGATTCTGGATAGAGCATCGCTTCCCGTAAAGCGAGGGCGGCAGCGGTCATTGACTTACCAGCCTGCCGTGAACAAAGCAGAATCAACCGATCACTGTCACAACGGATCAATTCCTCCTGCCAAGCATCCGGTGTTACTCCCGCCAGCGTCAAAATCTTCGCCGGGTCTTTCCTGATTTCTTCCAACAGCGGATTGGATGCCGCCTGTTGGTGCATCTGCTGAATTTGCTGGATCACTTGCGGAGCCAATTGCTCCGCCTTCTGACAATCCAACTCGTTGAAATACGGCTTGGCAGAGGGCAGCCATTTCAGCAATAGCTCCAACTGGTCCCACGCCGACACTGGCAACGTTGACATTATTATTCACCACTTGAGGCTGATTCTGTTGGCGGAGCTTGTGTTCCAGCTCCTTCTCGTCCCGCAGGTCTTTCTTCAAAGCCAGGGCCAGCTTGATCTCATCGCGGTTGGCGGCATCCATCGCCAACTCGACGGTAGCGAGTTTGGCCACGGCGGGGATGGCGAAGGGATTGTCCTCCGCTTGCTCGGCAAGCTTGGTCAGGCAGTTGTGGAGCAGGGAAGGCAATTCGTCCTTGGCTCGTTGAGGGACTTTCCAGCTATTGTCAATCGCTTGCTGGAGCAGATTGCCGTCCTGCTTGCAGGTACGGAACTGCTCGTTGGGATCGAACCAAACGCCGTTTACCGCCGGCTCCTTGGAAGGAGCGGTCTGGGCGGGCGTCTCGGGTTGGGCCTTGTTCTTGACAGCCTTGGCTTGCTTGTACGCTTTCACGGGCTTGGGCTTGCCGTGGTAGGCCCGTGGCTTTTGCGCTTCAACCTTGTTGAGCAGCTTGCTCCTTGGCATCTGTATCCTCCAAATAACCCAGAGCTTCCTCCAACCGAGCGACGGCCTTGTATAATTCAGGACGACGGGAATGAAGGAGCTCGATCAATTTTCGCTGTTCGTTCATCATTCTACCCCCTTCTTCCGCACGGCGATCACATTGCAGTCCTGCACGAGAAACAGGTTCTTGCCGTTGGGGATTTCGTGCAGCAGGAAAGCGTTCTTGCCCAGCGGGACGTAACCGCCGATCACGACGATGTCCCCCTTCTCGACGCCGGGCTTGCAGTCGGGGCCTTTGTCCACCACGATCCAGCGGCTGGCCTCGGAGGAGGCGTCGGGCACGGCCAGACCGCCGTTCGGCGTGCCAGTCACGGGGATGATATTGTGCTTTTCCTGGCGGACGGTCAGGAAATCGTGGCGAGGGACGAACACGGGATTGGCGGCCACGCTGGCTCCTTTGGCAGCAGAGGAAAATTCAGGCGAAACATCGAGAATGGATTTTACCGATCTCGGGGAAGAAAAGGCAAAAAATTTCTGGATTCCGCTGGACAACTGGAACTAGAGGGACTATAGTTTAGGCAGATGACTGATTGATCCCTTTTCAGGAGCCGACGATGGCCAATCCTACCTATCTGACCCGTGAGCAGGCCGTTGCTATCATTGAAGCTACCAACGGCAAGCTTTTCTCGGTGGAATTCACCAAGCGGACGACCGGCGAAACCCGTCGCATGACTGCTCGGCTCGGCGTCCGTTCCCATCTGCGAGGCGGCAGCAAGGGCTACGATGCCAAGGCCAAGAACCTGATCACCTGCTTTGACATGCACGCCAACGGTTATCGCAATATCGCCGTCGAGGGGCTGACGCGACTGCTGGTCGATGGCACTTGGCGGGACGTGGTCGATGCCCCGACGGCCAAAACCTGCTGCTCGTTCCCACAGTTCGACGGCGTCGGGGCTTGCGATACCTGTGGCAAGTGCTGGTAGTTCGTAAAATAACCCTTTCCCCGTTTGGAGACAAATCCGATGAAAGCCAGCCAGATTTCCGTAGGCGGCACGTATCTGATGAAAGTGTCCGGCAACATCGTACCCGTACGGGTCGACCGCATTACCGAACAGGACTACCCAAGTCCTCGCTTTGGTGATCGTTGCTCGATTACTTACTACTGCACGAACCTGAAGACGAGACGGCCCTGCAAGGCCCGCTCGGCTAGCAAGTTCCGTGGGGAGGTTAAGCAGGGCTCGGACCCTACGTCTGCCCCACTTGCGGGGGCGAAACCTACGGCTATGATTGGTGCTCCGACGGCTGTGCCGTCGCCTACCACCACCGCTAATTGTGACCACATGTAGATGATTCGCCCTGATAACAACCGCAATTACTGCCCCAAGTGCGGGACCATGAAATAGGAGCCGGAATCAATGGCGATTCCCCTGACCCACGACGCCCTCTGGACCAGCTACGACGACGTTCGCCGGCTCGTCTACCAGACCGTCCATGCCTTTATCCAGCGGCATGGGGGCGAGTTCGGTGAGCTGCTGTCGGAGGCTCAAGAGTGCTTCGTCAAGGCCCACGGCAGCTACAATCCCCGCCGGGCCAAGTACACGACCTGGATTCGCAATGCCGTCTGGTGGGGCTTGCTGGAGCATCAACGGCAATGGGGCCTACGGCACGAACGCTTTCCCCAGCTCGACGGGGAGAAGACGGATTGGGCTGCTCCGCTCCCTTTCGCCGAATTCGAGTTCCTGGACGAACTGTCCGCTGACGCCCAGACAATGGCCCGGCTCGTGTTGGAGGAACGGCCGGCCAATGTCCAACAAGGCCAGCAATGGCTGCTGAACTTCCTCCACGATCTGCACTGGAGTGCCGAACGCATCGCTGAATCATTCCTCGAAATCAGGGAGACTTTGTAACGTGGAAAAGCAACTGTCCATTTTCATCCTCAATCGTGGCTGGAATATCGTCGCCGAATAGGAGGACGATCCACAGGACTTCCTGCAAGTCCGCCTCGGCAAAACCGCCGTCGTTCGTCACTGGGGTACGACCAAAGGCATTGGCGAACTGGCCGAGAACGGACCGTTGACTGCCACGATCTTGGATTTCGAGCCGGTCGACGGAACGATTCGTAAGGGGGCCAGATTATCCGCGTGATCCCTTGCAATCGGAAAAATTGGGGGAAGAGCGAGAAATGGGCGTCCAAATAACATCGGCTTTCGCCCTGCAAGTCTGGCTCGACGAACAGGAGGAACAAGGACGAAATCGTTTCGATTGCCTGCAAGAACTAATGCCAACTGACGACGGCGACGGCGACGGCGACGGCTAAATCCGAAATAGGAGACTCCCAATGACTACCGAATACCGCGAAAGCGAACTGATCGACCAGATGCGAGCAATGGCGGATTGTGCCTTCATCCGTCGTGGCGAAACGATCAAGCTGGCCATGTTCCAGTGGCCCACTCAGGAAATCTGGAAGGACGTGGCCTTGGAGTACAATCAGGTTGCCCGCGAACGGAACCTGCCGGAGATTTCGCTATGAACATCGACCCCGCTACCCTGCTGATTGCTCGGGACCGGCTGCTAGAAAGCGGCTGGAATCCAGACCAAGATACGCAAATGGAATGCACGTCATGGCTACCTAGTGAGGATCGTAAATTAGCGTGTTATTTTCCCCATTGGATTCGAGAAACCCAATTCGGAGATCTCCCTTTCCTGTCACCGGCTTTGATGGATGCCCTGCTCTATTTTGGCATCGATCCAAGCGAAGAGCCGAATAGAGGCGGCCTTGAAGCAAATAATTGGATTACGATTGACCGAACCAAGGACGTTATCGTCGATCCATTAATTGTCAAAAATAAGCAAGAGGAGCTCGGCGACTGTCCCGAGGGCGAATCACTATGACGATTCCGTTTCGCTATCAATTGGAAGACGTTCGCAAACTCCACAAACTTGGGGGCCGGTGCCTGATCGCCAACCCGCCAGGCACCGGCAAATCCTTTGAGGCTCTGTTCTACGCTCTCCGCCACCCCGAGCAGCGTCCCATCGTCATCGTCTGCCCCGCCTCCGTGAAGTGGAACTGGCAGCACGAAGTCACGATCCATACCGGCATGCGAGCGGAAGTGCTGGAGACACGGACGCCACGGCAGGGGCGAATCCTCAAGGCTCCCCAGGTTGCCATCATCAATTACGATATTCTGCACAGCTGGCTCAAATACCTGCGGAGGCTCAAGCCCCAATTAATCGTGCTCGATGAGTGTCATTTTTTGCAGAGCCGAGCCTCGCGTCGCTCCCGTGTGACTCGCCTGCTCTGCGAGAAAGTACCCTATATCCTCGCCCTGTCTGGTACGCCCTTGGTTAATCGACCAGCGGAGTTGTGGACGACTCTCAACATCCTCCGTCCTGATCTATTCCCTCGCTGGCTGGACTTCGCCAGGAAGCACTGTTCGCCGACGTGGAAGCCGTGGGGCTGGGAGTACAAAGGGGCGACAGCTCTAGACGTACTCCATCGCCAACTCAGCAAGTACCTGATGGTCCGCCGGACCAAGCAGGAGGCATTGCCGGGGTTGCCGAGCAAACGGCGGATCGTCGTCCCTCTGGATATCCGCGACCGCAAGCAGTACAACCATGCCGTTAAGGACTTCCTGGGTTGGATGGCCAAGCATCACGGCTCCAAGCTATCTCGGGCGGCGAAGGCAGAAAAGCTTGTTCGCCTGGGCTACTTGAAACGACTGGCGGGGCGGCTCAAGGTTAAATCGGTCATGGAATGGGTAGACGATTTCCTGATCGAAGCGGAGGGTAAGCTGATCCTGTTCGCCATCCACAAGCGGATCATCCGGCTGCTGCGGGAACGGTATCAACGGCAGTCCGTCGTGGTTACCGGCGACGTGATCGGCCGGAAACGGCAGCAGGCATTCGACGCCTTCCAGAAAGACAAGCGAATTCGGCTGTTCATCGGCAATCTCGATGCGGCCGGCGTGGGGTGGAATGGCACAGCCGCCGAGGCCGTGGCCTTCGCTGAGCTGGGCTGGTCGCCGGGCAAGCATACGCAAGGCGAGGATAGGGCGCACCGGCTGGGCCAGAAGCGAAATACCGTCGCCTACTACTTGGTGGCGAGGGATACGATTGAAGCCGATTTGTGTGAGTTGCTCCAGCGCAAACAGCAAAATCTCGATAAGGTTTTGGACGGGAGCGTAGTGGAAGATTCGTTAGATATCTTCGACCGGCTGACCGAAAAACTACAGGAGAAGACATGAAGCAATCAATGAAAAACTCACCCACAATACGGGATTTGATTACTCGTCCTTGTCACGAGTGCAAAAAGAAAAAACCAGAAGTAAGCGGATGGTTTGTTACTAGCGGCAAGACGTTGGCGGCTGCTAGTTTCTGGTTCTGCTCAACCAAATGCATTCGGGAGTGGTGCGGAGTATGAACATCCCCCAAATACTCCAGGAACTGCGGATCGAGTTCCGCCGACCCGGTGAGCATCGTCACGTTACCCGCCACTTCATCGGCATCGATTGCCCGTGGTGCGGTCCCAACTCCGGCAAGTTCAAGTTGGGTATCGGCGTCAACGGCCGGGGCTGCACGTGCTGGAGTTGCGGCAGCCGCTCACTGGTCGAAGCGTTGGTCGAATGCTCGGGCAAGCCGTGGCAGCAGGTTAAAGCCCTGCTCGGCGAGTACCACGACACCGTCCCGCTACCCGCCAAGCCGACTGGCAAGCTCGTGCTGCCCGAAGGCGTCGGCCCCCTGCTGCCGGCCCACAAGGAGTATCTGCAAGGCCGGGGCTTCCGCCCTAAGACGTTGCGGCTGCTCTGGGGCGTCCAGGGCATCGGCATCGCTCCCAAGTATCCATGGTCCCTGTTCGTACCAATCCAACTTGGCGGCAAGACGGTAAGCTGGCTGACCCGCAGCATCGGCAATCTGGCCAAGCGGTACGATGCCGCTCCCTTGACGCAAGAGGCCGTGCCGGCGAAGTCCCTGCTGTATGGCGAGCAGTTCGTCCGTCATGCCGTAGTCGTGGTGGAAGGCGTCACGAAAGCCTGGGCGGGCGGCCCTGGCTTCGTAGCGACCTTGGGCACGTCCTTCACGCAGGCACAGGTCGCTCGGATCGCCAAGTATCCCGTGAGGTGCGTTTGCTTCGATGGTGAGCCGGAAGCCCAGCGGCAGGCGGTCAAGCTCGCAGCCGCCCTCGCCGTCTATCCAGGGCGGACAGTCCGGGTGGAGCTGGAGACGGCGAGGCAGCTCGACGAGGCCAGCCCCAAGGAAATTAGCCGATTACGGAAGGAATTCCTAGAATAGTTACAGATCGGTATTGACTCAAACCTCTTACCCAATTTAAGGTAACGATTATGGCAAGTAACGTTATCCGAATTGACGACGAAGTAGCGGCGGAAGTGGCCCGGCGGACAACCGAAACGGGCTCGTACAACAGCCGTCTCCGGCGGATATTTGGCATGCCTCCACCACGTCCGGTCGGAGGCCAAAAAGGAAGGAAAGTAGTCCGAAAGATAGGCAAAAAACAGAAATAGCTCTTGCCGCAAACAAGAGCTATTTCCTGACCCGAAGGCCAAACCCAGTTGTACTAACATGCTCATTGTAACCCATCCGTCCGTTTCGGCAAGCCTTTTTCTCTGCTCGCCCGCTATTCGTGGCAATGCTGCCATTCCGCTCCCCGTCCGTAACTACCGTAAAGGAGTCCGTCGATGGCCTCTTGGCAAATGCACGATGCCAATTTCCCCGCCCACATCATGCTCAAGGCCCGTAACGGCGAGATCAGTCTCAAGGACTTGCTGCTGATCCACGTTATCGACAAGCTGACTATTCACGGGGACGACGGAGGCGGGCGAGGCTGCAAAGCCAGCAATGCCTACTTGGCAGATGCCATCGGTTCCAAAACGAAAAACTACGTCTCGGATCGGATCGGCTACCTGCGAGAACGGGGCTGGCTCCTGTCGGTAGAACTGGACGGCCAACGGTATATCGAGATGGAGTGGAGCCGGACCAACGAGGAACGGGAGGAACTCGACGGGAAGTACGGCAAACTGATTCGAGCAGATTACAAACGGATCGAGAAACAACGGAAGACGGCGATCGAGGAGGAGGGGGGTACCGAAAAAACAGTATCCCCCCATACCGAAAAAACAGGAGGGGGGATACCGAAAAAACAGTACCAGAAGGATAAGGATAATATTAAGAGTAAGAAGCAAGAAGGGGTGTCCGCTTCGGCAGCTACGCTGCCTCCCGTCCCCGCCCCACCTTTCAAACTTTCTTTTACCGGCGATCCTTCCTTGGTAGGAAATGGCTGCCGAAAAGATTCTCCGGCAAAGTTCAAAACCGCCGTCAAACCAGAATACCTAGAGGCCGCCAAGAAACTCCGTAACGTCGTCCGGCAAGCCGGAGAGCGTTTCGGTTGTTCCGATACGAAGAACGCCGATCAATTCCGCCTGATGATCGAACACGAAAAACTGACCGATGTCCTTCGTATCCTCCGTTTATTCTGCAAACACTACCCCAACCGGCGAGAACTCCGCCTGCCGCAGATCGGCAATGGGGAGCAATTCAAGAAGCGATTCGATTGGATTCGAGACCGCCTAATTGAACTGGACTTGTTACCAGCCCCAACGACCGATGAGGAGGCTGTTACTAACGCCATCGATGAGTACATGAATACTCCCGGACCCAAGAATCTCCGTACGTTCTACGCATTATCTGCTAGGGAAGGACGAAACCGATGAAGGTTGAATTTAGTCGAGAAGAAATTGCGAAGTTGCTCGCTTTGGAAGCGGCGAAGTCATTGTCATGGCCGACAAGGTTGATCATCAATCCTACTGTTGATTTTTGTTACGAAGAGGGGGAAGCAGGCAGGGACAGGTTACAAAAAATCAGAGTGATTTTGGGAGAGGACGGAGCCGATGAAGGTTGAAGAATACGACGGCAGTCGTGAGCGACGGGTGCTTGCTGGACTGGTGATGAATTCCAGTGTTTGCGGAAAGCTCGCTGCTCTGCCTCAGCGGGATTTCTCCAGTTCGGCGGCCAAGGTAATATCCGACCTTTGCGTTACCTACTACCAGCGACACGGCAAAGCCCCCCGCAAAAATATTGTCGGTTTGGTAGCTGCTTGGGCCGAGTCCGGTCAGGACAAGGAAACCGTTCGCAATATCGAGCGATTGATTAACTACGTCGTGGAGGAGGGGACGGGCCTCAACTCCGGCTATGTAGTAGATGAGGCTTCGATTCTGTTCAATCAGAATCGAGTCAAATCAGCGATTACCAAGGCACAGGGGTACTTGGCTCTGGGGAAGACGGATGAAGCCCTCGCCGCCCTTCAAGTAAACCCTGTGCAGGCTGGCGTCAGTTCCTTCTCGTGGCCATTGAATGATCCCAATGAAGCCCTGCTAGCTTTTGCTGACGACGAACTGGAATCACTAGTTCGTTACAAAGACGGCCTCGGCGAGTTCTTTGGCACCGATGTAGGTTGTGGTTCTTTCGTCGCTTTTATGGCTCCTGAAGGAGTCGGCAAATCACAATGGTTACTCGATATTGCCTTTCGGGCTGTAATGCAACGTCGCAAGGTTGCCTACTTCCAAGTGGGTGAC